CGGAGAATCGCTCCTGTGGAACGGCCCAAGAGTAACGCGGAAGTACGAGAGCGCATTGATGAATATTTTTCATTCTGTGAGGCGGAGAAGATCCGTCCAGGAATCGAGGGACTCGCGCTTGCATTAGGTGTTACGCGTACAACGCTCTTTAACTGGACCCGTCAACAGGGATGCGATGCAGAACGAGCGCAGCTGATACAACAGGCGAAACAGTATATTATCACATTCCTTGAGATCGCGGGTAATACCGGAAATTTGAATCCTCCCTGTTGGATTTTCTCAATGAAGAATGTCGCGGGATGGACGGATCAGTTATCCATTGAGGCAGTGTCTACCAACAATGTCTCCTTACCGTCAGAAACGGTAGAACAGATTATTGAGAGACGGAAACTTGAACCCATGGAGCTTCCGGAAAAACCGGAGCTTGATTAATGGAGGTAAGTATATGCCACGTTACCGTAAGGGTATCCCTGAGATAGGTGTACCAAAAGACAAGGCAAAGGATTTTTTCACAAACAGTAAAGCTAAAAACAATAAATCCCAGAAACGGAGAAAAAATGGAGACGGCAAGAAGAAATAAACTGTATAGCACTCAACCAACAGTGTTTGATTTGGCGATAGTAGTGCGGGATAGCTATCACGAACAGTATGATGCTATCACTGCGGAGCGGGAAAAGGAAATGAGGTTCCTCGGCGATAACTACAGAGAAGGTTCAACGGTGCTACAGGCGGAGAAGGACCGGATTAATGCAACGTATACGGAAAAACTTACCGAGGCCCGAAACGGTGTAAGGGATGCAATGCGGGAACGCATACAGAATATTCGCGGACAGATGGAGAGCAGAGTAACACAGAGTAATAATGATCTGCTCACAAAGTTTAAGTTCCTGGATGAGATTCCCGTATCCGGATCTGAACTGTCATTGATTGCGTGTAAATATGGCGGGACACAGTATTTTTTTGATAGATTCCTTCGGGCCGTTGCCGAGAAAAACGGTATTGACCTGTCGGACGGTGAACGGTTCCCGCTTATGCAGGATTACAGCAAACAGTCTGAAGCTGTTAACGAGCTTGAAACGGAGATGGAAACCATGCTTTCCCGTTATGATGGTAACAATGATTATGCGGGGTTTGCTGCCTTGTCAGACCGTAAAGTTTACAGCCTGGAGCGCAAGTATGAAGGAACGGAGCGTAATAGCTACACAAACCGACAGTTAATCAACCGTTCTGTTTCCCTGATTCTTTCACAGACAGACGAGATGAAGAAAGGCTTTGCACTCCGCAACGCTCTTAAAAACGCCTCTGAGGCCGTCAGAGACGGTATCCTGGCACAGTTAAGCGGTAAGCTGTCGGACACTGCGCGAGGATACTCTACATACGCAGATGCGCTTGAAGCCTTTGAAAATGGAGAGGCGGATAAATACAGTAAAGCGGAGATCCTCGCGGAAAAAGTCCGGTCCCTGAGAACAACTGTCGGGGACAAGCAACCGGAACTGTTAACGGCAATGCTTGCGGAAGGAGCGGAAAATAAATACTTTATCAGCATGATCCAGGCGGACATTTCTGGTTCGGAGACACTCCGAAAGGCAGCGGAAGAGGTAAATACTGGAAAGGGAAGTACTGTCTATGATGTGCTTGAGGATAGTACACCGTCTGAAGTATGATACTTTCCACCGTTACGGAAACATGAGGACGGTTAATCCCGTCCTCTTTCCCTTATCTTGAATGTAACACAATAGATATTAAGTTACATTGTGAAAAGACTGGAAACCGTTGATTTTACTAGCTTTTTGAGATATCTCCTTGATTCATTCAAAAATGAATGTAACATAATATGCTAGATAGATATTGATATGTTACATACAGAATGCTATGATGTTAGCAAGAGGAATGATGAAGGGAGGACCGATATGAACACAGTGGAACCGATTAGAGATAAGAGATTAATAGAGCGCATGAAGGTCCAGTTAAAGGGTAAAGATGAGAAATACAGTCTGCTGTTCACGCTTGGTATGAATACAGGTTTGCGTGTCTCTGATTTGCTTCTGCTCACAGTGAGTGATGTCCTGGATACTGACCATGTTACGATTACCGAACAGAAAACCGGAAAGAAAAGAAATTTCTTCCTCAATACGAAGATGCGAAACGAGATAAAGAAGTATATCAAAGCAGAAAAACTGGATGATTACGATTATCTCTTTCCTAGTCGCAAGCGTGACGCAAACGGAGAAAGCAAGCCGATAACGAGGATTCAAGCTTACAGAGTACTTAACGAAGCAGCTGAAGCAATCGGAATTAAAGATAAAATCGGAACTCACACAATGCGTAAAACATTCGGTTATCATTACTACAAACGAACACATGATGTTGCAACCTTACAGAAAATCTTTAATCATTCTGCACCTTCAATAACTCTGAAATATATCGGCATTGAGCAAGATCAGATTGATGATACTTTAAAAGATTTCTTCCTTTAAGCTTTCAATATGCATACAGCTACATCCTTGAAAATTTGACAAACCTCAAAATGGTTTGTCATTTTTTCTTTTAATTCATGAACAACATTTATCAATTATCTCCGAAAATGATATAGTATATTGCGAAAATAGATGCTCAAGGGACGGCGGTAGGGGTTTTACACTCCCCCCTTGACAACGGCCCGAAGACCCGCCAAAGTACCCGAAAAATTAAACAAGGCTTAGTCCTCACCAGTAAAGGAGGCTTGATTGTTTAGCAACGAAGAATTAGTACAACAAATACAGTCAGACCATAACCGGACACAGAATTTAGAAATTCTGTACAATCAGAATATGACTCTTATCCGTAAAACTATACTTCCCTTTACGGCCCTGGACAGCGAGGAAGACTTATTACAGGAGGCGTTTATAGCGCTCTGCTCCGCCTGTGACAGCTTCCGCCCTGAGAAGGGATATAAGTTCATTACACACGCTCTGAAGGTCCTCAGAGGCCATATCTTCAGCTACATCAACAATACTTCACTGTTACGAATCCCTGATTACAGACGATCTCAGCTTTTACAGTTACAGAAAGTCTCCGAGGCGTATTTCCTCAAGAATGGACGTAAACCGTCTGATACATATCTGCTGATTGCGTTAGGCATCAAAATAGAGGATCTCCGACAGTTGAAAGTCCTTAATGCTGCAATGCTGTCACTGGACCAACCATTGGACGGAGAGGAAGATAATACGCTGTCTGACACGCTACAAGCCTCTGAGGCGGTCGAGGACACTGTACTGGAGCAACTGCACAAGGAACAGCAAAGCGCTGTCCTGTGGGGCGCTGTGGACGCTCTACCTCCGGAGGAGAGGACTGTAATACGTTCTCATTATCAGGATAATGAGACTTTCCAGGAGATTGCGGAACAGACAGGAGCAACGGAGGCGGAAGTAAAGAAAGTTCAGTCTTCCGGTTTAAAAAAGCTTCGGAAGTCGAGGGAGATACAGGCAGAGTATTGTCCGGAGTCGATATTTTACAGAGGCGGACTTGCAAACTTCAAGCGTACCTGGACCAGTTCTGTTGAGCGGATCGCGATGATGTATATCAGCTAGTTCTTTCCTCTGTTACGCGTTCCGGTGCTATAATAATTTTTATTGGGGGTTGAGCATGAAGATTATATATTACAAGTGTCCAGACTGCGGAAAGATGATAGAGCTTCCCGCTACTGTTCGCGGACGGATTGTCTGTGCTTACTGTGGTTCTTCCGGTTGGATTGATGACGATAACGGCAACCCAGTGATAAGACAGGACGGACCGTCTATTCCTGAGAGGAAGACAGCACAGAAAGAAAAGAAATCTTTTAATCCGTTGATTTTTGTGGGCGTGGCTGCGGTGATTGGAGTCCTTTATATTATTGGCACAAAACCCGCTGAAACACATCAGATTGCACCACCTGGAGCAACTGTCCAGGCGGAAGATCCGAAAGAGGTATTAAGAGCGGAGCTTAAAGAGAAATACGATATCATAAAGCCTAGTGAAGTAAGAGGCGATAAGACTGGTAAATGGCGTTTAAATATTATTGCTATTACAACTGCTCCGAATGAATTTGCGGTTGACTATGCCAACGCTTATATGAGCGAGGGTGATGTTCATTTCATAATAAATAAGCATTATAAAACAACTACCAAATTAAGATTGCAGACGGGTATTCTTGAGGTTAAAACCACAGAATATGTAGATAAAGAAGAACGGGACGCGAGGACCTTAGGTAACGGTTATGATTTAGGGGAACAATATTTCGACATGGCAACAGGGAAAGAAATTAAAGCCGAGGTCAATGAAAACGCGGGAACGGTCGAGGCTGAAGAACTTATTGAAGCTGTTAAGGAAGTTGCGGACGGGGGTATAGGAGAAGGGGAATCTATCACGGGGATTGAGTTTGATGGTTCCGACCTTAGAATAATTGTTGACTTGTCCGAAGCTGATAAGACCTTCCCAGTGGAAGACCTTGCCTTGTCGAGAATTTCGTCCATAACTGACGAGGTCCTGTCTCTTGAGGATAAGTATTACAATACTTGGGAGACGGTTACGGTTGACTTCGGTCCGGTTGGAAAAGCAACGCTCGACAAAAGTATAGTTAAGGATCAGGGCGCGGGAAAGTTCTTTGATTTTGATTATGATACTGTCTTGAAGAAATAAAAGAGGACCGAGAGTGCAAGTCTCAGTCCTCCAGTGTGAACAGGTACGGGTCCTTTCGTAATTAGACAATTGTTAGTCACTGTTAATCAAATTAAGCATTGAAAAACATAGCATTTATGCGGGTTTACAGGCATTGAAACAGCCTTCAAGTCCCTGTACCCACCCTTTTGAAGATAGAGCGCCTCAATGCGGGGCGCTCTTTTTCGTTGTAAATACTAGGTTTTTGAGGCCTCCGGATTCATAGGGAAACGTCTATGATACTGTATAAAAGAAAGTGCATCCGATGTTTATCAAAAATCCCTAAAAAATCCAGTATTTATGCGGGTTCATGCACCTAAACCAGGTATATCACTCAGGAGGCGGATCTTCTGTTCTGTGTTTCTCCGGTCCTTGTGGTAATACTGTTCGGTAGTCCCGATGTTGGTATGTCCCATCTGAGACTGTATCAGCTGCGCGTCCAGGTGATTATCCATCATCATCGAGGCGTAAGTCTTCCGAATCATGTGAGCGGACTTGTGCGGAATACCGGACTTTTGACAGACTCGAGCTAATCGGCGCTTGATGCTGTTGGTAGTGATCCTTTTACCGTTACGCATGAAGATATACGGTTCGCCCGTGTCCTGTTGGCGTAACAGAGTAAATAACCAGTTCCATCCCCACGCATCCGGAACGATGATAGTACGCTGTCCCGCTTCCGTTTTGGGCCTGTCTCCAACCGCATACACTGTCTTGCCGTCCGGTCCCGTGTATTGCGTCTCCGTCTTCGTTACGCTGATACTGTAGCCTCCTGGAACTTGTACGATGTCTGACGGTTCCAGTGCTACCAGTTCCCCAACTCGCATACCTGTTGGAAACAGGAGAAGGATACCGAGATTCTGAATATCCGGATGCTCCTTGCAGTATGCTATCACGGTTCGCGCTTCATGGTCTGTAAAACATTCTCCGGTCGGTCGGAGCGTTCTCCGCTTAAAAGATCCGCTTGATATGTCGAGATCATCGAGTGTAGCAACAACATTGAAGGTTATAAGCTTTTGTCGCTTCGCTCGTTTCAATGTCCCCTTAATGATGGTCTTCAAGTTACTGAATGCTTTAGGTGTTACGCTGCCGTCCGCAATTCTTTCCAGGAAACGGGATATACTGTCCTCCGTAATGTCGGACAATGGAGTATCATTCAGTCCGGAGCAGAATCTGTTATATATCCTCCTGTTTTGGTCGAATGTTGCGGGGCGGATAACTTTTCGCTCCAGGCGATCCCTGTTCCATTCCTCAAAGATTTCCCCGAATGTGGGACAGGTGTTAAGTGATTGCAGTATCCTGTCCTCAAGTTCCTCCTTCTTCTTCAGTTTAATGAACTTCCGCTTGCCTCCAGGCTTTGGAAGATAAGTACACCAACGCCCGTCAGCGCCTTGCCATATCTTGTAAGGATGCTTTGATAATAGTTTTTTTCTTCTCATTTCCTCCGCTTCTTGTACCTGTTCCAGAGGTATCATACCACACTCAGCAAGTTCGTGAAGGGAGCTGATGATATGAGAGTTGATTTCAGTATTATCTCCGATGATGCTCAACAAAGATGTCATACTTCCTTTCTTGTAAAGCATTGGAGAGGGTGGTACTATACAAGTGGTTCACGCTTGTTGGAGTACCCCAATTTCATACCCTCTCCAATAAGTCCCGCCCCAGGATGGTCCCCACCGTCATGGGGCTTTTTTCATGCCGTTACGCGGTTCTGTCTGCGCTTGCGTTCGGACCGGATACCGTCAAGGTGTCCGCCTACATACGCCACAGCAAGTAACCATTCCGCATCATCCCGCAGCACTGCGGGGATCTGATACACATCAAGGATTTTTTCCGAAAGCTCCAGTCCATCCAGGAACAGGTCCGGAGACTGACGAAGGATCTTTAACAGGTCCTGATCCTTGCACAAGAGAAGATTAATCATTCCTTTCCTCCAGTCTTAAATCCAGTCCTCTAGTGCCAACAGCCAACAGCCTACAGTTCCGAGAAACAAGATAAGGTTCACTGATTTACCTCCTTTCTGTTTTCTCCGCCTCACGCTTGAGGAAGCTTTCCACATCGTCCAGGTTCCACAGATGGTCATATACATCGTTATAAGATCCCCATACATAAAATCCGGTCCGATCATCCTTAACTATGTATCCGGTTTCCTTTTCCCCATTCTGATTGATGTATACCGGACTGCACCAGTGTTCCTCCACGCCTCTGCGGACCTGGTATCCTGTCATGTAATGCACATACCCTTTCTCAATGGTGTAACCGAGATCCCTTGCAATCTTCCGCAGTCTCCGGAGTTTGTTGTTCTCCATGCGCTGTTCAAGTGTTGTCATGCTGTTATACCTCCTTTTAAAATTTTCCCTTCATGTAATTATCGTGACAGAGAAGATACCCTCTACCAAACCCGAAGAGATATGCTCTAGCTAAGATATAAGACAGGGGGAGTCCTTCCTTGAAAGGTTCAGCAATTAAGTCCAGTTCTTGATCTGAGGGTACTGATTCCAAATTCTCTTCGAGCAACAAACTCGCTAAGACACTTTCTCCCGGAAGATCTCTCCAAGCGGGATCATCATTCAAATCTAAACCAAGGTGGGACGCTATCAATTTAGTTGCTCGTTTTATGTGTCTATCTAGCTTTATCTCTTCGGGATCCTCAGGGGGGTTGTTACCCATCTCCTGGTCCGCTTGTGCCTCCTTGAGTTGCTGATATGCTCTGTTAGTGGAGATCGCGCCCTGATTCCATCCCGCATAGTCTGCGGGTTTAAGCTGATCCCTATGGTCCGAAACATACTTAGCTTTCCGGTACTGTTCCCCGCTTCCAAAGTCGAGCTTTTCCGCGACCTTGTCCCGCGTGTTCCCTTTTTCACCCTCTGCAAAATTTTGCATAGGGTCTTTCATCCGCTGTTCTGCCTTTATCCGTTCAATCCGCTCCAGGCGCTTTGCAAGGTCTAACCGTTCCTCCATTGTGAAGTCCTTCCGGACCTCGTTCTCCGCAATCTCCATATTGAGACGGTGTTCCTCATCGCGGACACTGACCATGTGAACGTCTGTCTCTGTCCATCCAAGGGACTTCATTGCTTGCAGTCTCCGGCCTCCCGCTATCAGAACATGGTCCTCTGAGATCACTGGAGGCTGTATCAGACCATTCTTTTCGATGTCTTCCGCCAGTGCCTGTATATCCCCGTAGTCCTGTCGGATACGGTCATTAACCTTAATATCGTCAATCCTGATTCTCATTCTCTTTACGTTTTCCTCCTGTTGAGGCTGTATGAAGTTGTTTCCTTGTGTGTCTGCGGAAACACATAGCGTGTGTCTGTGGGAACACACATAAGGCGGTTGATTTTAGTTTGCTGTGTGTCTGTGGGAACACACTTCTTTGACATTCTCCTAGGGGTTTGCGTGTGTCTGTGGAGACACATATATATAAAGTTTGCCATATGTTTACGGGTCTTCTGTGGGGGTCCAGGTCTGCCAGTTCGCAGAATACTGGTATATGCTTTTCTCATGTCTCAGCTTTCCGGATGATACTTGTCGGATGAATCCATGTTCACAGAGTACCTTCATGTCCCTATAGAATGTGGCGTGCATGGTTGAGGTATAGAGTCCGTACTTTGCGATTGCACTCCAGTTCAGATAAAACATAGTGTCATCTTTGAGACTGTCAATCTGCGGAAAGTCTTTACTGGGTTTTCTCTTGCCGTAACACTGAGCTTTACACGCAAGGTATAAGCAGCGCTGTCGAGGCGATAGATCTAGGAAGGCGGGACTTACAAGCATAGATTCGTAAAGGTTTGCAGAAGTGTCGGCCTGTTTCCGCCCGTTGCTCTTGACATACCCACAGGATTCATAGGGTTTTGGTTGGTAAGGCGTTTTTCTGTTTCCCATGCCTAACCTCCCTTTGATATCTGCGTATCAGTGTTACTGGTTATCTGCGAGAATTTCGGATACATCCACACCGAGCGCCTTAGAGAGGATACCAAGGGTTCGCGGTCGGACCTCCTTTCCGTTAAGGACTTTGTACCATGTGCGCTTGTTGAGTTGTGATCCGATAATGTCGGAACTAGTCATACATTTCCGCGCAAGTATCAGTTCCAGTTTCTGTCTGTCTGCTCTCATCATCCACCTCCTTATACCAATATGGATATTTATGTGCCCTAATTGTAATACCAATAAGCATCTTTCGTCAACCGTAGAAAATAAAAAATTTTTTCCTGGTTATGGTACAATAGCGTAAGAGGTGACAGTATGACATTTGGAGAGAAACTAAAATATTACCGGAAAGCGAGAAACTGGACGCAAGCAGAGTTAAGTAAAAGGTCCGGAGTAGGACAGAATCAGATTGCACGATACGAAAACGGGCAACGAGTCCCGAGGTATGATAAGGTTGTAAAACTTGCGGACGCACTGCAAATAGGAACTGACTTTTTACTGAGAGACAGTGATTCTGATATCATTGCAGTAAGACTTTCACAGTTGCGTCCATTATTTGGACTGTCGCAAGATGCATTAGCAGAGTGTTCTTATGAACCGTTATGCGGTAGAGATATAGATGATTTTGAGATGGGGCGTATGTTACCATCTTCAAGGCAGCTTAGTGATATAGTGGACCGTTTTAGACGTTGCCCACTTGGGGAACAGGAGATAGGCGTTGATCCTTGGGAAAAGGTTATGCCTATACTGGATGACCTGGGCAAAAAGGCGGATGAGCTGAAAGAAAAGGAAGATTGGAAACATACAAGGGAAGTCCTAAAAAGGATGGGGCGAGAAGACTTATTAACAGATAATCCAACTGATATAGCGACTTACTCAGTAACTGTTTCTGAGGACCAATTAACACTCCTATCGAAATACAGTGACCTTAACGAAGAGGGTAAGGCAGAGGCTGTTAAGCGCCTGGAGGAGCTTACACAAATACCCAAGTATCAGAAAAAGACATAACATAAAGGAAAGGGTAAGTATGGGACTGGGAGATTTTTTTAAAAAGAAAAGTACGCCGAAACAGCCACAAGTATTTGAGTATGTTCTTGCAAATAGTTTCCGTGGATTTAAAAGGTATATTATGGTAGTTCATGGAGATCAGGAAGCGGAAAAGAATAATGAATCGTTTAAAGATTGCGTTTTAAGCGGAAAGCTCATTACATTTACGGAAGGTGTCAGCAAGAATTATAAAGATCCGTTCCTTCTTGTTTACATAGATGGAAAAAAGGTTGGAGCAATATTTGATGCAGCTGAAGTGCAGTCAATGCTTAACCGGAAAATCGAATCTGTATATGCAAAAATGGAAGTTGATAAAGTGGTTGGAAGGAAATCGGAAAACTCAAAGGAATTGGTAACGGAGATCCGTAACAGAGTGAAACTGTTCGTGAAGTATTCCGATTAAAATAATCGATTTATAGATAACCGTTCAGATAGCGATATCAGGGCGGTTTTTTATTTTACGCATATTTCCACGCCCAAAGGGATAGAATCGCTCTGAGGGGCCTGTGTGCATCCAGGGAATATAATAAGCGCCCGTACTACCATAACAGCAATACGAGCGCCACTCCTTGAATCACCTATGCGGGTATAGAAAGCATATCACATAAATAAATAGAAATAAATTTATTTTTTCCAGGCATCTCGCCATTCAGAGAATAAATCATTCAATTTCCGGAAAATACTCTGATCTACCATATCTTTAGTAAATCCCAAACCGACAGCGTCTTTATTAAAATCAATCATTACTTTACGAGGGATAGTATCCTTTGAATTATATGCTTCTTCAGTAACTGGGGTAAGTTCTCCAGATGCGGGATCTTCAGCTAGTGTGATAGACATTGTGGGATTAATAAATCTGTCAAATAAGAGTGCAAGATTATCTAATCGAAACCCATCAAGAAGGAAATTTAAAAAACAGATTTCAGCAGCTTTGGGAGATGCTTCATGAATGACTTTTAAATGCTGTATTGCTTCATCGGATAATCCAGTTGTGTTTCCAATATAATCTCTTTCCGGAGTTCTGAAGCTTGACCTGTCTAGGATATAATCTGTTGATACATGGTAGTAATCCGCTAAAGTGATTAAATGTCCGATATAGGGAGGCTGTTCCCCAGTTTCGTAACCTCTATATGTTTTTGCCGTACATCCTATAAGTTTTGCTATCTCTTCTTGTGTTTTTCCGCTCTCTTTTCTGAGTTTATATAAGTTAGTCTCTTTTTTTGACTTCAAAACAGGTAATTGTTTACCCATATACGCACCTCCATAAATCATAACGGTAACATTATCGGTAAGTATTTACTTGCGAATATTTTAATCATATACTGCGTACAAGTCAATACCTTGATGTGAAAGGGGGTAAGAAATTGATTAACTATGAAGTCCGAAGAATGTTGTTTGATAAAGAAATCAAACAGAAAGACTTAGCTAAAGAGTTGGGGATTACTGAAGAAACTCTATCACGCCTACTTGCAAAAGAACTGGATACAGAACGAAAGGTTGAGATACAAGCGACAATTCTCCGGATGAGTAATCCGTTACGGAGGAAGAAGCGTGTTTGAGAGGTGGGAGGCGCTCGTAAAAACGGTAAAGCAACAACAGGAACAGCAACGGAGGTCCGGACAGCATGGAATATCGGGAAATAATAAACCGAATAAAACAGACGGCGGGAAATCAAAAGGAAACAAGGATTGACGCGCACTCCGTTAAAATCTGCTGTCCAGTCCATCGTGATATAAATCCAAGTCTCCAGGTTACGGACAACAACGGGAAAATACTTTTAAAGTGCCATGCGGGATGTAATACGCGGGATATTCTTTCAACTATAGGACTTACCTTTAAGGACCTGGAACCGGAACAGATGACCGTAACGGATAGAGATCCGGATATGTGGTCACGGATGCTATATCCCTTCCGGAACCAATACGGAGACGGAGTGCATATTACCGCAACGTATGATTTTACAGATGAATCCGGAAAGTATCTCTATTCCAAAGTCCGGTTTGAGGGCGGAGGTATAAAAGGTAAAGAAATACGATATTACACCATTAACGGACAAGCGGGGACCTATAGAAAGGGCAAGCCTAAAGAGATCGCGACATTATATAACCTTCCGCAGCTCATCAAGGCCGTAAAAGACGGAGAGACGGTTTATTATGTCGAGGGAGAAAAAGACGTTGAAAGCTTGCGGGATATCGGCCTGACGGCAACCACAGCGGGAGGCGTAAAGGACTGGAAAACGGAGTACGCGCAGTATTTCCAGGGCGCGGATTGCGTGATTTTACCGGACAATGATTCTCAGGGTCTTGAGCTTGCAGAGCGCGTTAAAAAGGATCTCGCGGGCATAGCCGACCAGATAAGAGTAGTAAAAACCTCCACAGCGCCAAAAGGAGATATAACCGATTATCTCAGTGATGGACACAGCGCGGAGGACCTGGAACGTCTGATTAATGAAGTAGATACGGATCATGTAAAGGAAATGCTGACATACAGGAGGCAAAAAAGCGGAGAGACGAAAATACTTCAGACGGTCCGTAATCATGAAATCGTATTGGAGAATGATACTCGCTTTAGAGGCAAGATCCGGTTTGATGAATTTTCAAGACAGGCCTTTCTTTCGGGATGCGTTAACTGGGAAGGTAAGGAATATCAGGCCCGTCCCTGGAATGTGACGGATGATAGCGCGACCTTTGGAATCCTCCAGGCGGATTATGGATTGACAAGCCGAAATGATTTCGCGGATGCATTGCGAAATGTTGCATACCGGAATAAGTTCCATCCTGTGCGCGAGGTATTGGAAGCATTGCCATACAAAGGAACCGGATATATACGGAAACTCCTTCCGACATATTTGGGAGCGGAAGACACGGAATACAATTTTGCTGTTATGAAGCTGTTTATGTTGGGCGCTGTGACCAGAGTATTTGAACCGGGTTGTAAGTTCGATTTCATGCCAATCCTTCACGGCGGACAGGGCATCGGAAAAAGTACTTTACTGCGTAAGCTTGCAATGTCTGACACATGGTTTTCCGACAGTTTAGATAGCCTAGACGGGGATAAGGCAGCTCAGAGTCTTGCGGGGGTATGGATCCTTGAGTTGGGCGAACTGAAGTCATTTAACAGGAGTTCGGGGACCGGAGCTGTAAAGCGGTTTATCTCAGCTACACAGGACCGTTACCGAGTGCCGTACGAAAGAAGAGCAGAAAATTTTCCGAGACAATGTGTCTTTGCAGGATCTGTGAACCAGGCGAACTTTCTACAGGACGAAACCGGAAACCGAAGGTTTTTAATCGTCCATTGCGGGATACGGGAAGCGACCGGAAATATATTCTCTGAGGAAGTAAGTGAGGATATAAAGGCAGCCTGGGCGGAAGCACTGCACATTTATAAAACAGAGCATCCGCAGTTGATTTTACCGCGTGAGTTTGCGGAACAAGCCTCAGAATTACAGTCTGACGCGATGGAAGACGATGGAACGGAAGGGATGATACTTACCTGGATAAACCGCTATCGTGGAGACAAGGTATGTGCCATTCAGATTTGGCAAGAGGCACTTGGAGAGGACCGTAGACCGCAGAAATGGCAAGCCACAAATATTAACAATATTCTTTCAAAACTTCCGGACTGGGAGCGAGTAGCAACACCCATGAAATTCGATATTTATGGAAGTCAGAGAGGATTCCGGAGGAAGCTGTCTTCTACATTGTCGAAACCAGTACACACGAATTACGAGATGGATCGCGATGTGGAAGGAATGACGTTTAACTAGAAGAACTACATAACGAGAGACTGAAAAATAACAGTAGTTTGATTGTCGAATAGAAAACCCAGTAAATAAACAGGATTGGACTACTACTACTATTTCTACAATAGATATCGGAAAGACTAAATAAACGGATAAACGTGGGCATACGCAGATATATAAAGAAAATGTTTTGAGCATTGTAGCTGTAGTTTGTAGTAGTTACTTCCTGTTACGAAATATAAGGAGAAATAAAAATGATGAATCAAACTCAGATGTGGGAACTCAATAACAAGCTTGATACTGAAGTGATCACTAAGTATATGCCGAAGATCACGGAGGATCTCCACATGAATACTATGGACGCTGAACTGGATGTACTGCAACGGACGGTTGACTTTTTACGCGGAGTCGCGGAGAGCAGAAAAGCACACCTCAACAAGGTGAAATACTGGTGATGGGAGATTTAAAAATGATTGACGGAAAAATAGTAAGCGAGTATATGACGAAGATTCTCCAGGCACAGAGTGTTCCTTCCGTTACGCGGATTACATCGGATCTCTCTGATACAGTGGAGTTCCTCCGGAAGATTGCGGAGATCCGAAAGAAAGATATCGCAGATGCGAGAAAGGGATACTAATTAACAAATGAGAACCAATATTTTTGAACAGGTTAACAATTTAAAAAGGACGGTTAACAATGAGCAACAAAAACAGTAACTTCCCCGCAGCGGAGCTTAACCGGATAGACAAGGACTTTACTGTAGATACTATTCGAAAGCTCCGGAGAATCGCTCCTGTGGAACGGCCCAAGAGTAACGCGGAAGTACGAGAGCGCATTGATGAATATTTTTCATTCTGTGAGGCGGAGAAGATCCGTCCAGGAATCGA